AGAGCAGAATACATACGTCGATATGCTTCATAAAGATTGTGTAACTCGGGTTTAGTTTGGGCTAACTTTAACTGTTCTTGAGCAAGACTTACTCGTTGTGCCATACTAAACATATTTGGATTAGCCACAGGGACAATATCAATACGACCATCAAAATCTTTAGCCTTTTGTCCCTTTTCTGCCGATTCATTCGCAAAAGGGTACTCGCCACCCTCTTGTGCTATAATCTCTGCCATCAATTTAAACTCTTGCTTCATACTATTGTACAAGCGTTTGTGAACAGCACTTATAATACGGCTTCCACGCTCTAGCATGGCAATAGTTGTACCCACTGGAACTTCAGCGTTGCTTACATTGCCTGTTCCCATATCCGTTGTTCCTACAAACTTTTGAGCAGCTTGAACAACAAATCCTAACAACTGAAATAAGGTAGCACTAGGCTCTTTATAAGGTAACGGAAGTAAGGAACCTTTTAAATCAGTTCCTACCACATCAACATCTCGCCATTCTCCTGGCTGTATTGGCTCATCACCATCTTGTATTCGTAAACCACGAGCTTTAAATCCAGCTGGCATATTAGCCAACGTTCCAGAGTCGACAAGTTGTCGTAAAACAGCCGTTGCTGTTCTTGAAAGGTTTCCTAGTAAATGAATTAACCCATTTCCATAGAATCCAAGTCCAGGACTAAACATGTAGTGAACAAAAAACTGTCGTTTACTTTTAAAGCTGTCTTCTGGATCATAATTACGGTAAACGGATAAAACTTCGCCTGAATCATCATCCACGGTAACAATATATGGTAATTTTATGCCTGTTTCCTCACCACTTTCATCAGTATCGGGGAATTGTTCAAGGTCAAGGTAACAATGGGACTCATATAAAGTAACTTCATCACCCTCACCTGTGCGTTCTATACCTGTAATTGATTCTTTTGTCTCAGTAACTTCATCAATATTGCCAGCACCACCAGTAATTTCAACGTCTCGGTAAAAACCACTGACCTGTAGCTTGCGTAGCTCATTGGAATTCATAGAAATCATCTGCGTCACACGATCTGCCGACATTAAATCAGTAGCGTTGTAAGGAACTAACAAATCTTTTGCTTCTATAAACTTACTTACTTGTCTGCCAAGCTGCGGATCAACATAAACTTTTTTGAAAGCACTACCACCTAATCCCAAGTAGTATAACATCTGGTCAAACTCAGCATCATACTCTTCCATTGTGTGCATTATGGTGTAATTCATATAATCTTTTATACGCTCAGACTGTTTTTCTAAGGCTGGCGTAGCATCACCCAGTATCTGCGTTCTAACTGGTCCACTTGGGGGTAATAATTCTTTGTACGCTTGGCTTTGAAATTGCACAACGGCTTCATTTAACAAAGGATGGATTACTCCAGTCGCTCCTTCAAAAGGCTCCGTACGTTGGTCATAGTTTAAACCTAATAATTTTAGACCGTCACTATAGGCATCCATCCAATCTTTACGACCAGATATATCTTCCTCAGCTTTTTCTAAAACCATACTACTGATTCCAGCTAAAACATCATCCTCTAATACTTCAGCTAAGTTTGAGGAAAAGTCTACCTCAGAGTTCATGGAGTCTTGTTCTGGGTCACCTATTTCGACTCCACCATCTTCCATTGGTGTTACTTCCATACCTTCGGTTGTTA